GTCTGCTGGAGAAGAAAAGCCAACTGGAAAAGGAACTGGCAAGTGTCAATGTCTTGGCGTCTTCGAAGAAGTACTTGACGACAAGTTCGAAAAGTGCTCTGAAGAGGGCAAAAGCCAAGGAGAGACGTGCCAAGGAAGAGGAGAGACAAGCCAAACTGCACCTGGAATTGGAGAAGTTGAGAAAACTTGTCCCTACACAGGAAGTAGCAAGTTAGGTAGTCTTGACGCTTTGAATCCTGAAGTGGCTAAACGTTGGAATGAAATCGTGAACGTCTTGGGAAGAAATCCTGCTGAACAGTATGTGGCTCCGCCAGACACTGATGCAGCTTTATTGGACTCTTTGTGTTGGCATGGAAGGAAATATCGTGAGGTAGAGGAGAACACAGTGGAGCCCAGTCTAGATGAATTCAAAGTTGTAGTGACTAGAGTTTGTCAGGATCTGGGAATACTCTATAGTGTCCCTGACTACATGAACTGGGATATCTTTGAGAAGATCTTGCAAGAGGTTGACCCGAAGAAAAGTCCCGGTTATCCTTTCAAGTCTTGGGGTATCACCACTAACAAGCAGATCTTGGAGAGCAGTCTTATGTTAGTTCAATTGTACCGAATGGTTCATGAACGTCTAGACAAACTTTCTAGGGGTGTAGTTGGTGGAGATGACATTAATTTGTTCATCAAAAATGAACCCCATAAGAAGAGCAAGGCAGCGTCTAAACGGTGGAGACTCATTTCTGGTGTAGGTCTAGTTGACAACATCGTGGACAGGTTCCTGTTTGGGGGTTTGTTAGAGAAAGTGGACGAGCTAGCTAAACGGATGAAAATTCCAATATTGGCTGGCTGGGTTCCATGGGGCGGTGGCTACCGTGCCCTATCTAACACCATCAAGAACCCGCAGTCTTGCGACAAAAGTGCTTGGGACTGGACATTGCAGAGTTGGATAGTACAGGGTTTTCAACAGATCTTGTTAACCACTCAGTGCAATGGTACATGGTCTCGAGCCATTGATGCGAGATTGGCTACGTTGTTCAATGCTAGTGTTTTCCGAGTTGGAGAAAGACGCTTCAGACAGAAAGTTGTGGGAATCATGAAGAGTGGTTTCCTGGGCACTATTGTGTTCAATTCTATCGGGCAGATGTTGATCCATCACTTATCTCTCCTTAGGGGAAACGGCAAGCGATTGCCGTATTTCGTAGTAGGGGATGACATGGTGACAGAGAAACAGACGTCAGCCTACTGGAGCGCTGTTGAGACTAGCGGTTGTGCGCTGAAGGAGTACCAGAAGGATGCTGGTTATCCCACGGAGTTCATGGGTGTTAAGTTCAGTGCGAACTTGATCTTGCCTGCTTACCCAGACAAGAACATGTTTTCGCTGCTTATCAAGGAACCCGAAATTCTGAGGGAAGCTCTACGGTGCTATCAGCTGCTGTATTCTCATCATCCCTTACGTGCTGTTGTGGCCGATTTGGCAAAGGCCCACGATGTCCTGATACCCGAGCGAGAGGTAAAAGCTTGGGTTGAGGGATGGGAAAGCATGTGAGGGCTCCGACGCGGGAGGGGGTTTAACTTTGAACCCGTAAAATCAAAGTTGCTTGGTTAAGAACCCGATTGGTCTCCGTAAGGGACAACTAGCTTCTGTCCTGCCGGCCATGGTATGACGGAC